AAACTGTGCCTTTATATTCATCTTTGATGATCCACGGATCGTAAAAGAAATCACCGGTTGGCTGATTGATGGTTGTTTTCATTGCACCTTTTGGTAAATGGTTACAAGCCTCTTGATATAATTTTGGATCGACTGTATAATTAGTAGGAGTGAGCATGAAATATTTATGTGCTACTATAATGATGTAAATAAAACATGAAAACTAAAATCGCACCAGAATACGATCCAAAATTCTTAGAAACAGAAAGACCTCAACCCCTAGTAGATAATCAAATTGAATTGTTGATTCAAGAGGTAATGTCTGGTAAATTGGATAAGGATATTAGCGATCAAGTCTATACTAATTTCAAAAAGGAAATGGCTGCTTGGTTGTTACAGTCTAAACTTAATACAATTACAGGACTAGATAATTTCAATCGAGTAGATGTCATAAATGGATGTACACAGTTCATAGACACTACCTATATGAATGGTCCTGTGCAAGTCTTAGCCGGTGACTACAGATATCATACTAGACTAGGCAACTGGTATACGCACCCAGGGTTCCTTAGTGAAGAAAAACAGTTAGTTGTTGCGTGGCCATTCCCTAGCACAGGTGATACACACCCGCAGATGAAGGAGGTATTAGATGAAGCACAAGATAAAGGAATTAGTGTACATGTGGACGGTGCTTGGCTTACTTGCTGTCGCGGAATCGATTTTGATTTATCACATCCATCTATTAAGTCAGTCGCTATCAGTTTGAGTAAAGGGCTAGGACTAGGATGGAATAGAATCGGCTTACGCTGGACTAAGGACACAACTGCGGATGCCGTTACTATACAAAATGACTTCAACATGAATCTTCGAGCACCTGTTATGATTGGATTACATTTTTTACGAAATCTAGAACCAGATTATTTATGGAGTACACACAGCGACAGATACTATAAAATATGCCATGACTTTGTGCTCACACCAACTAGAAGTATATACCTAGCATTGCGAGACGGACATCCAGTTGGTGTGAGTCCCCTTATAAGGTATTTAGAAAATGCAAAGTAATACATTTTGTATGCACCCGTTTACCGGGTTAGCCACCAGAGAAGATGGTGCTATATGTGCCTGTTGTCGTAGCCATCCCATTGGATTTATACAAGATGCTCCATTAGAATATCATTGGAACAGTGAAGTAATGACCCGTATCCGTAGGCAAGTGCTAATAGGTGAGCGTCCAAAAGAGTGTGAGCCTTGTTTCAGCCTAGAAGATCAAGGAGTAGAAAGTCTACGCCAACGACACATTGCAGGTAAAATTCCAGAAGCTAGGATTAATCTGTATCCAGATGCACTAAAGAAAATGCGCCATGATTTTACTATGCCCTTTGAGATTCCCACTATGGAACTTAAACTAAACAACTTATGCAATCTTGCCTGTCGCATGTGTCACCCAATGGATAGTACTAGCTGGACCGATTGGGGTGAAGTCAAGGAGTTCTACAAGAAAGAAGGCAACATCATGTATGCTCTTGTGGAGGATCTTAATCTAGAAAATAAGCCGCATCTAGATAAGTTTCAAGACAACCCTGAGTGGTGGGCAAGTTTAGAAAAACTATTACCATACTTTAGACGTGTAGAGTTCGCTGGCGGCGAACCTTTAATGGATCCACAGCACTATCGTATATTAGATATGTTGGCACCGTATGGTGATCAGATTGAAATCAAATATGCCACTAATCTCAGTATGCTAGGCAAGAGCAATCGCACTGTTTGGGAATATTGGCCAAAGTTTAAATCAGTAGCAGTTAATGTAAGTATAGACGGCATTGGCACAAGTTACGAGTACATACGCGGCAATGCGTCATGGGCAGAGTTAATTAATAATATTAAACAAATACAAACTATTCCTAACATCAGTCGTATAGTGGGTGCTGTTACTGTGCAAGTTAGCAACGTACTTGTACTGGATAAAATAATAGAATACTTCCTAGACGATTTAGGAATTGTATTCCATACTCATCGGGTCGAATATCCTAAATTGTTGTCAGCACAGGTATTACCGCAGCCATTAAGGATGCTGGCTATAGCTAGATTAGTAAACATCCAAGAAAAAATTAAAGATTTTAAACTAGTCAAAGAACATCCACAGCTTTTAGAATATACGCTAGGTCAGATAAAAGATAATATTAACTATCTACAGCGTGACCAAAGTGACAAATGGCAGGATTGTATAGCGTTCAATAAGGCACTCGATACAACACGTAATCAAAGTTTCTTTGATGTGACTCCAGAGTTTGAACCTTATGCTTAAAATAACTAGTCGGTATCCGCATCAAAATACAATTAAGATTGAATGGAATCTTGGCAAACGCTGTAACTATGACTGTAGCTACTGCCCTAGCGAAATACATGACAACACCAGTCCGCATACTGATATAGAAATACTCAAAGCAACTGTAGACAAACTAGTAACACTAGGTAAACCTATACGACTTAGCTTCACGGGTGGAGAGCCTACAGTACATCCTAAGTTCAAAGAGCTTATACAATACTGTAAGTATAAAGGCATAGCTTGGATTAGTATAACTACCAACGGAACATTACCAGCCGAATTTTATTCGTCGCTAGCCGTTAACCAATTAGTTTTTAGTATACACTTAGAGTACGATTGGCAACGAGTATTTAAGACCGTAGAACAAATGAACTTGTCATCGACAACAAAAGTCATAGCACAAATAATGGCACATCATGATCATATGGATGCAGTATTACAATTACGTGCTAGATGCTTACTAGGGCATATTCCTAATACTGTTAGACGTATACGTTGGACTCAAGGAGATCATGATTTGTTTGACGATATGCGATATAATACTAACGATTTAGATTTTATCAAAGAGTGCGAATCAACTGTAGAAGCAAACACAGTGGTATGGCTAGATAAAGAACACGCACAGTTATTGTATCATGCTAACGACATGATTAAGAATCATCAGAACAAATTTAAAGGTTGGACTTGCAACGCAGGTATAGAAAGCCTAATGATAAATTGGAACGGAGATGTACACAGAGCGACTTGTAGAGTCGGTGGTAGTCTAGGCAACATTTATGCAGGCCAATTTGTTGCCCCTGGTGACCCTGTAATTTGTGATCGTAATTTCTGCACTTGCGCGGCAGATATTCCATTAACTAAGACTAAACTTTGAAACATGTGTTTCTGGAACACAGAAACAATTCTTCTTAGAACAAATAGCAGGCTTAAACTCAGGGTTAAATACTTCTACAAAATTTGTATCTAGTATATTAAACGAATAATCAAGTCCGTACAGCGTTTGTTGGCAGGACCCTATAATACTGCCATCCCAGTGTATAAAGAAATGTTCTAGCCCAATGTCACAACTCCAGCCTTCAAAATTATTCCAGTTGTTATTAACATAGGCATTAGTTTTTGCTTTCATAGATTTACCGTTTGTAAAGTATGCTACACTTTCATACAATCTAATCTGTCCTTCAAATACTAATTTTCTATTTTTCCAAATCCAAAACAAATTAGGTATTCGTTTTAACGGGTTTCTTAAAAACTTCTTTTGATCTGGTGTTATTTGTATATCGTCAGCATTTACAACTCTAATGTTTCTAATCTTTGAAATCTCAGGTTCGATAACCTCGGCAGTCATAATAAACCATTTATGCTTGCTATTCTTTTTCATATAGTCAATAATATCTAATCCTGCTTGCCAATGCAGACGATCCATGAGTACTTTAACTGTAACCTTTTTATTAAACTCAAACAATGTGTCGGCTACTGCAATCATATGATCCGGATCGGCTTGGGATATATGATATGACAAGTGAGCATTGTCTATCAGATTACCGTACTCTTTCCACCATCGGAGTGTTCGAGAGCCATTACTGATTAATGTAAGATATACATCATTTTCTTTTTTAATTTCTTTTATAAAAAGAGCAAGGTCTTTCCATAGGGTAGGTTCTCCACCTCCTATTTTAAGATGTATTTTATCTTTACCTAATTTTGTTTTGTATTGTGCTAGCAGATGATTAAAGTTCTTAACAATCAGATCTAGATCTTCTGGGGAACGATAGTTACCCTCGTTGCTCCCTGGCCAACAATACTCGCAGTTATAGTTGCATACATTGTTAGGAGCCCACACAATTTCTAAAATGTTAGATTTTTTTGTTGATACAATTTTTATAGGTGTCATATTAAATGTGCAATTTCGGGAAACGTGTTTTTAAAATCTAGTTTACGCTGACGGTCCATTGTAGTAATAAATTCTTTAAAGTCGGGCAATAAGTTAGTATGATCTTCTGCATCCATCCAATCTAATATACCTTCCCAACGTTTCCAGCCGTAAGGGCTAACTTCCCAGAACTCGTTGTCTTGTGTATAGTGCTTCCATAACCATTCTTGTAGTTCAGCAAACAGCTCTCTAACTTCATGTTTGTCTTCTTTAGGAAGAACACGTAAACTTAACCATGTTGGAATCCAAATCAAGTGTACACCTACAAGGCCACCTCCCATTGTATGGCCAGCGGCGTTCTTATCAAAGTTAACTTTTTTAAAGTTCATTCGAACTTTCCATTTGATAAAATTTGGTATGTGCTTGATGTTTAAAATTTGTACAGCGCAGGCGATGTTAGTTTGTATATTGTCAGGAGCATTATCTAATTTAATAAGGCTTTCTTCTACTGTTTTCCAATCTAATGGATGACGTATGTATTCGCCGCGACGCTCTATACCGTCCAGGCTTACCCCTACCTTTACTTTTTTAAACTGCTTCCAGACATTGATAATGTCATCGGTTATTAGCGTACCATTAGTGTTGTACCTTAGACTAATCTTATCAGCATACCCTCGTTTAATAATTTCTTCTAGTAGTACACGATGCTCTTTAATTAGTAACGGCTCTCCGCCAGCAAAGTAAAGTTGTTTAATATTTGGAATTTGATCAAATATTTCTTCCCAGAACTTAGGATTTTCATGCCAACGGTTATCATGGAAATCTGAATTCCACTCCATTTGTTTTTTAATTAGTGGGCTTTGAATTAATGGGTATACTTTTTTATATTCGGGAGTCCACATACTGCTGTCATGCGGGCTACACATAATGCATTTAAGATTGCAGGTATTGCCTAGTCGAAGATCTAAATATTGTAGCTTATAAGGAACAGTACCGTCTTCCATTGTTTCAGCAATTAACTCTTTAATATCAAGTTTTTCGTGTAAATGCCAAGTGCCAGTTTCCCAGATACGCTTACTACTAATGCCGCGTTCCTCTTCTTCATAGCATTTCAAACAACTAGCAGGAACTTCACCAGCAAGCATGGTCTTGCGAACTGATTTCATAAAATCATTGTTGAACGCTTCTGTAGGCAAATCGTGACCAAAGTTAGCGGGTTCTCCGTTTTCTTTTTTAACCAATCCTACTTTATAATCTCCGCTGTCAGCACCCGATGCATTGGCCACACAGCATATACGCATATCACCGTTAGGCCGTGTGGCAAGATGTATCCAGGGCAATACACAAAAACTAGGACTACCAGTTAAGTCAGCAATTTGTTTTTGCCACTCACCTAGTTGGGTGTCCTCTGGTTGTATCCAAAATACTTTGTTCATCCTTTTGTTCCTATGATCATATATCGTGTATATAATGGTAATTGTAATTCACTTGCCTGTATTACTGCAATATTTGATTGCTTTTTAAATTCTTCTAGACTACTAGCAATTCTAATATGCTCAGGTATATCATAGTTGTTACTTTGAAGTACAATCAAACTATTCTGTGGATGTCCACTTAGCCACAGTTCGTATTGATTCTGTGTAATATGCTCACAACTAGTATTAATAATGATGTCAGCATCAGATCTTATTTCACACATGTCTGCTGTTACAGCTCGAAACTTACCTGCAATCTCCTCGCCCTTATTCATCATGGTTGCTATAGCTTCACAAGTATGATCAATATCTATGCTTCGAATGCTCTTAATCGGTATTGTGCTTTGGAATAGCATGCTAGCTAACACTCCGACCCAGCCACCATGTATATCGATAGAGTAAGGTCCATCCTTAATAGAGACGGTCATTGCAAGTGATTCAATTAACCATTCTTTGCTTTTTAATTGCCCAGACCAAAAAGCATCCATAGTCCGCATAGGATTTTCACTATTGCGAATGGCCTGCATCCAGTAATGGAGATGTTCTGTATCAATGTTCAAATTGCGCTCCTAACTTATCAAACTTGCCGCATTGTTTACTACATTCTACCAACGGATTGTTAGTCCATGTACTTTCAATCTTATCAAAGTATCCCGAACTAAAAATATTCGATAATGAATTACTATTGAGATTAGGATATACACCTATAGTGTCCATATAGTTAATTCTGTTATCTTGTCTAGGCAACTGCCATTTTAAATCTAGCCAACAGCACGGGCTAACAGTTCCGTTAGCCGCAATATAAATTTGTTTATATTTTACAGCTTTACATTGTATTTGAACCGACTGTAGATTTTCTTGTACTAATGGAATCATCTCACTGCTACGTTTAGTAGGATATAAAATGTGTGTAGTTTTGCCGGTCTCATCAAGTACGTTAAACCTACCATCAACAAATCTAGAAGTATGTTTAGTTTGAAATTTTTTAAAACCCAATTCCTCACTTAGCTCTCTACATATATCAACTTGGTGTTCGTTATGTTTGAATACTAGCATATCCCAAACAGCATTGCCACCTTCTTTAATAAAGAATTTAGCATTGTCTAAAATCTTAACCCAATCAGTGTCAACACGGTACAGGCTATGCGTATCAATCAACCCATCTATGCCAAACCTAATAGTGACATCTAACTCTGCAAGTTTCTTCCAAAAGTGCCAGCTTCTAGCACTACCATTAGTATTCATGCTTAGTCTAATGTTAGGATTAGTTTTTCTTAGATATTCAAATATTTTTACACAGTCTTGAGCAATAATAGGATCTCCTAAGTTACCACACATGAACAAACTGTCTAATTGCTGAATAAATGTAACCGGAAACCATTCCTTAAATTGCTCTAAGGTTATTTCATTTAAGGTTATTAGTGGGTTAAGAATGCCGCCGTTAATACGTCGTGGGCACATTGGACAACGTGCTTGGCACTTGCTAGTTAGCTCTAGATGTACATCTCGTATGTTTTCTAAATTATACATTTCTTTTACTTGTATTAAACTCGTATTCGCAATTACAACAATCGCGCGAACAAGTTACAGGTATTGGTCGAGGATTAAAGATTTCAGTAAACTGTTTATCGTATAAGTTATATTTGAAATTGTACCCAAATAAATTTTCGCCGCAGGCAGACGATACATCCCCAGTAAAACTAATATTTAAATTTTCAATACCTATATCACACTTCCAATTTTTAAAATGATTTAGGTTGTTAACTAAAAGATAATTTTTTGCAACTTTTTTCTTTTTGCCATTACTATTAACTATTGTAGTTTTGTAATTAAAATGCTTGATACATTTCCAAAGATAAAATATATTTGGAAAACGTTTCATGTATTTTTTTAAAAAGTCTTGTTGTTCCGATGTGTATGCTATGTTAACACCTACTAACTGTGCAGATTGTATACTCCATCTATGCTTACTAGTTTTTAACTCTTTAATAATATCAACACATTTATCCCAACGTAACGGATCCATTAATACATTTACATCTGTAAACACATTACGTTCATACAACAAATCAGCAACAGATTTAATATGTGCAGGATCAACTGTTTCTGGATGACAACTAATTAAAACTTTATCAAAGTAATTGGCATTTTCACTCCACCACTTAACGGTTCTAGATCCATTAGTAGTCATGCTAATGATTATGTCTTTGCCGTACTCTTCTTTAAGAGATTTAACCAATGTTGACAACTCGGGCCATAGTGTTGGTTCACCACCTAAAAAATTCAATTCAAAAACCCGTTTATTAAAATCTCTTTTATAAGTATCGATTAAATGTTTTAAATGTTTAATAGTAATTGATATCTCAGGCCATCTATAATTGCCGTCATTACTTCCTGGAAAACAATACCAGCATTTATAATTACAAACGTTATGCAACGCATAGTGAATAAGTAATCTGTCTTTGGGCCAATTTTTCTTTATTTCTACTATTTCCATTTTGGTATCTTCGAATCTGCTGAGCTAACGCACTGTGGAGTTGTACAAACTTTAGGGCTGGAAAACAAAGTAAATTTTTCTATTGTGCCTAAAGGTTCATCAAAACAACTATATGCTCGTTTGACCTCATTACCTCTTATTATAACACTCTGATAGCCTGCATTGCAAGTCCAATTGGCGAATTGATTAAATCCTAGGGCATTAAAACGTTCTGCTTGATCTATGAAATAATTTTGGTTGCCATCTGTTAAACGTATTTGGAAGCCTTCTTGCTGTTCGAAATCGTTTTGCATTATAGCAATCATTTCGTCTGTGTAGCCATTTACAATAGCAGTAGCAGTATCATTGCTTTGCGGTTTAAGAGTTACATTGATTCCACGCTGTCGTAACCGCTGACAGCGTTCTAGTGTTTCAAAAAACTTATCCGGGACCATAACTTGATTAACTGTTACATGAACACGTTCGTACATCAATTGCAAACACTTATCTCCAAACTCTTGTTCCTTGGCAAACTCTGAGTGAAAGCTGGCTGTAATACTGCGGCGTTGTAGCATTTCTGTACTTGTAGACCAATTCTTCCACCATTTAGAGCCCGGGCTCAAATTAGTAGTCATGTGTATGCTTTGGTAACTACTTTCAGTTTCATCCAAGTATTTTATTAAATCTAATAACTGTTTATATGCAGTAGGTTCGCCGCCGCTGAATGACCAGTGAAATTCAGTGAACCCATTTCGGCGAGCCTGTCTTTTGATTTCGTCTATAGCATGAGTGTATACTTCAAATGGTTGATAGTCCAAACTATCACTGCGAGCATAGGGCCAACAATAGCTACATTTATAGTTACAAAATCTACCCAAGATCCAACTTACGTTAAATAAAGGACGATCTAACATAGTTTGTTGTCCAAAACGGGTTATGTTATTAAGAGGGATTAGGCTAAAGTTCATTGACAGTATTTACAACTGATTGTATAATTACAAGGTAGACGTGAGTGGAACATGGTATACCTCCTCCTAGTAGCTTCGGCGAACGGAGGGCTAGGGCCTTGCCCTTAGGGTGGCTTTGTAGGTTCGAATCCTACCGTCTACACCAATTTGAAAAGGAGCTCATGAAATACGATCTAGTTGAAGATATACGCTACTGCCCAGAGATCATGGCTAAGATTCGTGCAGATGATAAACGCTATGCCCAAAATTTATATGCGGCATGGTGCAATATGCAATGGTGCCCAAAAGAACTGTGGCCTACACTACGCCAAGATCCAGACAAGGATTTATGGACGGCCAGTTGGCGCAGGGCAGGTGGCATAGTAGCAGACCTTAGAAATAAAGGTGAGGACTATATGGACTATTATTGTTCGGGCATGCGAGGCGGTTTGAGCTTTGACGGCAAAGACGATGACGAATATTTTGAGAGAACAGGCTATATGGGCGAAGGAGTAGTGTCAGACGAGATAGCTACTGATCTTGACAAGTTGGGTTGGTTTCCAGTTCCATATAATGATGACAAAATTTAAGGTTAAATAATATCATGACGAGATGGACTATAACAGTAGAAGAAGCGGATGACGGTAGTGGGGATATTGTACTTCCCCTGCCACAAGAAATGCTCGATATACAAGGCTGGAAAGAAGGAGATACACTCGAATGGACTGACATGGGCGACGGCTCGTGGAGTCTAACGAAAGCAAAAGATGAGTAAAGATAATATATTAGAATTAACAGGTGTGGTTAAAGAAATATTGCCCGGAAACATGTTTCGGGTGCAAGTAGAGCAAATGCCAAACTTACTACTGTGTTATATGGGTGGTAAATTAAAGCAACATAAGATACGCATTATCGAAGGCGATAGTGTAAGGATCGAAGTTAGTGCTTACGATCTTTCTAAAGGTCGTGTAACATATAGGTTGTAAAATGAATATAATTCTTGAACGTGTGTATAATGTATGTAAAAAAGTTCGAGAACAAAGTCCTGAACAGATTAATTTTAGAAATCTAATAGGTCGTACCCGCAATGCATTCAAATTACACGATTTTGATATTGCTATTAAAAGTAAAAAAGATAAAGACTTAGATCCAGACAAGTGGTATGTTGTAGCTTACTATGACAGTGAGAATGACTTTAATATGGATACTGCTATAGAAGTTATAGTGAATCATAATTTAAAAGGCGATGAACCCTTTGGGCCGCATCAAGTAACTGCTTTCCTTACAGAAATATTTGATGCTACTGTACACGAGTTTCGTCATCAATATCAAAGTATGCGTAGAGATCATAATCAATATGGTGAACATTTTGATACCCCTTACGAACGATATCTTGCCGACGACGACGAATTAGATGCTTATGCGTTTAGTATAGCCATCGAACTTCTACGCAATATGGATGCAGACCGTGCTAAAAAGCGTATGGGCAGGATTAGTGTTTTGAGTAAGATGCGCACAGGTAGTCAATTTTCTAGCCCGCAACTTAGGGCTTACATTGGACACTTTGGTCTAAACACCCTCACCAAAAAATTATCCAAAAAGATATATTATCATTTAGGAACGATTGACAAACGATACGTTTTCATGTAAAATACACTTATATTAACTCATAGAGTGAGCGACATGAAAGAGTTTCCTACACAGCAAGTATTAGAATTAGCCTGTGCCGCACAGCGAATTAACGGTGCTTACCTTAAAGAAGAAGAAGCTGTTCACGCTGATCAAGGTAATATTTTATATTTTAAAATCAGTAACAAGGCGCTAATGCGATATACACTAGATCCTGAAAATCAAGTTTTGATTGGCATGGAGGTCTACATGACCAAATTAAATATTTTACAAGAAGATGTTGTGCTAGCCGACGCAATTAAAAAGCATTTTCGGAAATTTATGTTTAGTGCAATCGATGGTGAAAATGATTTTCAAACGAACGTAAATTCTATTTTAAACGGCGACACAGTTGCAATAAACCAATTTGGATATGTAGCATGTTTGCCTAGCGTATATGTCCGAGACCTAGTTCATACCAAAATTAAAAAAGCCGCACGATCAGTTGAAGACGGTTACCTTGGCGAAATCGGTAGCAATCTAAAAGATTTAGATGCAGAAATTATTTCATCAATAAAGTCAAAAAACTTTGAAGGTTATAATATTGATGCTATAATAAACAATAGGATGGTGTCTTGGCTTAGTAAAACTAATCTAGCATTAGGAAATTGTGTTATTGTCAAAGCCAAAGTTAAAGACCATTCAAAACATTGGAAGCATCAAAATGATGTTACTAGACTTAATTATGTGAAGGCGGCTCAATGAGTAAAGAGTGGGATCCCGGTTATACTAAACAAGTTAAAAATATTTTAGCTGATAGCACCATACAGAAAGTTCTCCAGGGATACCTACGAACTTCTCTAAGATCTAACCTAACACATTGGGAAGCAAATATAGTAGGCACTAGCGGGCCAATTTTTCTATATGAACTTAAAGTCGAACTAATGCAAGAAATTAAAGATCAAGTATGTAAACATTTACCAGAAGATGCAGTGCCATTGCCGTGGAGTATTCAATATACTGTTGGTAGTAGATACAGTTATTTGTCATGGCATCGCGACATAATCTATGATTATTCTTGCACCATATACCTTAATGATAATTGGGATAAAGAATATCACGGATATTTAATATATGAATCTCCGGATGGACTAAGAGCAATATTACCAGAATATAATACAGCTTTTTTCTTTAAACCTCCGTTGCATCATAGTACAACTATGCCGACTATACAGGCGCCGTTAAGACACTCGTTACAAATTTTCGTGGGAAAAAAGGAATAGTATGAAAAAAGAACTAGATGAATACCTATGCAAGGTCTATCCAAAGATGATGGTCAACCGTGACAAGTCAATGCAAGAAACTTGTATGTGCTGGGGCTTTGAATGTGGTGATGGTTGGTTCCAGATCCTAAATCAACTTATGGGTAATATACAACATCACATTGATTGGAAGATTAGACAACGTGAAGTTGCTATCAAATTTAACAAGATGGCAGAACAACTCAAAGCAGGTGACTCTACATTATTTGATGAAGAGCACAAGGACTTGTTAAATCGAGATTATGTAGAAAAACGTAAGCAAGAACTTATTGATCAACCATTACGTGAAATTCCCGCAGAAGTTCCGCAAGTAACATTAGATCAGGTCAAAGAGAAGTTCGGTACGCTACGCTTCTACTACACAGGTGGTGATGACTATATCAGCGGACTTGTTAGCATGGCAGAATCGATGTCGGGTGTTACCTGTGAGGAGTGTGGCAAGCCTGGGACGCAAACAAGTGGTGGTTGGATCAAGACAGTGTGTGTAGAACACGGTGGTGAAGATTTTAATACTCCAGAAGATGAACTAGAAGAAACTAAATTACTCAAGGAAGGATTCGAGCAATGATTACTTTAAAAGAATGGATGGAACTAGTCGACTGTAAAATTACCGAAGGTAGTAACTACGGTTGGAACTGTTATGGCCCATACAGTCATACCTTAGACAGCTGGAACGGCGTCCACGGCAAGGGCGGATATAGTTTTAGTATCACCTTTAGTACCAAGAGCCAAAAAGTATACGAAGTTAGTGTGTGTGATTATACTAATGATCGTGCATACAGAATGATTAATCCCAAGTTCCAAGAAAAGCATCGCAAGGAAGCACTAGCTCGTGATGTTAATCTAAATGAAGCGTGGGATGGCGTTGACTATGTGGATTTAGAAGTCGATGACGACTTTATCCAAAAGTGTTTAGCTATTAAGGCAGGTACTGAATACAGTACAGATGTAAGTGTTCCGCTAGACTTGCCAGATGATTTGTTGATGTTTGCATTTAAAGCCGCCCATGCCGAAAACATAACATTCAATGATTGGATGAATAAAATGCTAAAATCATTTGTTGACAAAGTTAGCAAAGGTGAGTATAATAAAGAAGATGCGCAGGACTGGCTTAAAGAAAATAAATTGCCAAAATTTCCTGTAGACTATAAAGTTTTAGATGACGATTCAACAGAGGACTAAATGAAAATTAAACTAGTGTCAGATCTCCATTTAGAGTTCAGTGACATTAATATTCAAAATGATCAGAACTATGATGTACTGATCCTCGGTGGTGATATTTGTATTGCCCAGGATCTTCACGACCATCCAGAGTTGAGCAATACTAGCGATCAACGAGCTATTGCCAATGGTACCGGCTTAGGTCGTAGACAAATGACAGCACAGCGATTCCGTGATTTTTTCAAGCGTTGTAGTTTTCAGTTTCCCCATGTAATCTACATTATGGGCAATCATGAATTCTACAATGGCAAGTTCTATGCGGCTATTGATTACATGCGTGAAGAATGTGCCAAGTACCCTAACGTCTACATGTTAGAACAGGATACTAAGATCATCGATGATGTTGTATTTGTAGGTGGAACACTTTGGACCAACATGAACAAGCGTGATCCACTCACAATGCATGCCATTGAAGGTATGATGAACGACTTTCGTATCATCCGTAACGACTATAGAAGCTATGCTTGTATGAGTGCGTTGGATGTTGCAGTTCGACACGATAAGACTCTTGCTTATATTAAGATTGTTCTAGAACAAAATAAGGACAAGCGTTGTGTAGTTGTAGGCCATCATACTCCTAGTTTTCAAAGTATGCATCCAATGTATGCAAGTGATACATTAATGAATGGTGGGTATCATAGCGACTTGAGTGAGTTCATTTTGGATCATCCACAGATTAAGTTATGGACACATGGTCATACTCATCATCCGTTTGATTACATGATTGGTGAAACTAGGATTGTATGTAACCCACGTGGTTACCAAAACGATGGGTACGACGAGGAAACTGGTTGGAACCCTAATATTTTATTGGAGATATAAATGACAGAAGAAGTTCAAACACCGCCTAGCGTTCCGGAAATGCTACGCATTACGAGTGAAAACAATGCTGAGTTTTTAAAACAGATAGCTGATCATATTGAAAAACTAGAAGCAGAAGTTGTTAGCCTTCGGGCTCGCATAACAGAATTGGAGACACCAAGTGGCAACAATCCTGAGACACAGTGATACGTGTCAAGTTAAGATGGCTAAGTCATCTAAACTAACTGAAGCTGTTGTGCAGGACTTTGAAGACAAGGTCCTGCTCAATGTAGTTATAAACAAAGCAATTAAAATTAGCATGAAGTGGAATGGCAAATGCTATGAAGGAAGAAGTGCTGGTATGGATTTCGAAAGTGGCGGACCAACGGTTAGTCGCACATCTACGGGAATAAGGGGATAGATAATGTTAGATTGTTTAATAGTAGGAGATAGTATCGGAGTTGGAGTTGCTGAAGTTAGAAAAGAATGCATGGCGTATGTTAAGGGTGGTATCAACTCTAAACAATGGCTAGATACCAATATTAAAAATACTCCACTAATAGCTAGTCATGTAATAATCTCGCTTGGATCAAATGATCACAAATATATAAAAACTGAAGAAGAATTGCGTACTATTAGACAATTAACTAAAGCTGATAGAGTATATTGGGTAATGCCATCAACAAAGTTTCCAACACAGAGAGATGCCATTTGGAAGATTGCCAACGAGTATCACGACACTATACTTAAAACAGAACGTATGCAAGCAGATAACGTTCACCCAAGTTGGGCAGGTTATAAAGAAATTGCAGAGGCATCAAAATGAAAATTGGACTTAGTTATAGTCGTTGTGTTAGAGACATCGTAGATGGTAAAGTAAACATCGACGATGTTCTTGTCTTAATTACTCGTACAAACTTTGATCCGCACGATGACGAACAATGGTCGGGCATTTGGATTGGCTATGGTGGAGGTACAGACAATGCGTACAGTCGTGGATTCTTTAGTGGCAGTAATCCCGAATGGGCTGGCTATCACGATGAGGATCAATTCCGTAGTGTGAGCATTGAACTTTGGGAAACTGGCAAACTGCACCAACCACGTAAGTTTGGAGCACATCCAACTCGACGTCCAGAAATTTGGTTAGAAGCTGTTTTACCAAACAGCGAATTAGAGAAGAATCCTACAGCCAAAATGGCTTGGGACAAGTTTCAAACTATTGCCGGTTTGGCAAGTGTTGAGTTAGACGACAAATATCAGTAAGTTGACAATCCACTAGACATAGTTTATAATACTAGTATTGAACAATTATTAGTAGAAAGTAGACAATTGAAAAAGATTTTATTACTGCTATGTCTAGCAGGTTTGATTACTGCTTGCTCAAGGCACGAGTCGTCAATCTATAGTCAAAAAAGCCGATTGTTAACTTACGATGAGTTATACAATTATCCACGTGACTGTGCCAAACAACATGAGCAGGTTACTGAACTTAATAATATACTAATGGCAAAAAGGTTCAACGCTGATCCGGATGAACTTGACGAAGCTGATCATGATTACAATGCTCGTTTAAAAGCTACACTATGGTGGTATGTATATGCGTGTAACTAAGTTGATGTTATCGTTGCTGGTAATTAGCCAAACAGCTTTTGCCGATTGTGATATGCGTGTGGCAAGTGCTAACCAAAATCAATATCAAACTGGTCCGATACTTAATTTAACCAAAACTATCAGCACATCCAAATGCACTGTTGTATTTGATATAGAGGTTAATGGTGAAATGCAACACTTAACGCAATCATTAACCGGGATTGAATATGAAGAACGACTCTGCATCAAAGCTATAGAATTGGCTAGAAAAGAGCACCTAGCATCATTAGGTGGAAATTTTAAAACCGATGCTGTAACTGTTTGCCAAGAAAACGGACGTGTGGTATCATCCAAAATTAAAGTTGGTGATACTATTTTGGAAAGTGAAGTAGGAACAAGCAAAATGAAAGACTACTTTACATACAAAGGCGCTCGCTGTAGAATGTTCAAAACAGTAAGCGAATTGAATGGGCAGTTAAAAACTTACAATGGTGTTATTTGCCAAATTGATAATTCAGATACAAATTGGCTAGTAGTGGATAAATGGTAGGTTGACATTTAGGCAAGCAAGTAGTATAATACATATATGTTTAGTAAACATAGAAAGGCAATTTTATGAAGGCATTTATTTTAGGCACAATCTTTGGACTTATCCTAGCTACTGTTGGATTCAGTGGTATTGCTAAGATGTTGGACAAAGGTGTAGATACAGTTAAAACACAGAGTCAGGAGTTGGCAAAATGAAAACTTTTGTAGCATTAATTTTGGTTAGTTTACTAGCCGCATGTAGTACAGTTTCAGGTGTAGGCAAAGACATTTCGTCAGCCGCTGACTGGACTAAAGAAAAAATGAATGGAAAATAAAATGAAAAAGATTTTTATCGTATTGCCAATTGTAGCCGCTTTGGCCGCTTGCGGAACTACTGACGTATATCAAAAACGTGCAGACAACGAACGCCAGTATAAAGAGCGTCAAGTTGAACGTGCTATTGATCAGGCTCCTAAATGGATGACTGTTACTCCACTTAGTAACTCAGCTGTCTATGCCGCAGGTACTAGTTCTAGTGGTGACTACTCTATGGCATTCCAAAAAGCTAAGGCAGATGCCTATGGTAAGATTTGTATGACTGCTGGCGGTACTGCTAGCCAGCGTACTAAAATCTACAAAGCTGATACAGCAGATGCTAGCACTGAGATGAGTGAAATGGTTCTTCGTACTAGTTGTAAGGAAGTCGACCTCACTGGTGTAGAAACAGCAGAGAAGAAGATTGTATCAGAAGGCAATCGCTTCCGTGCATACGTTCTAGTAGCATTACCAACAGGTGACGCTAACATTTTGAAGAAGGCTAAAGAACAGGCTCGACTAAATGAGCTAACTGCTAGCCGTGCTCCAGAAGCATTTAAAGAATTGGACAAGCAATGATTAAAGAATTTATGAAAGTTGCCTAATATGACCATAATACCATTGAAACCTGGACAGGGAACTTTCCCTTACTGTAGAGATATTATTACCCCGGCAGGGCAGGCTTTGCAGATTGATGCAACCGGGCAGTATACCAACCAACCGGT